AAAGGTTATAAGGGATAATTATGTATGGTATCTATGAAAACGGAAAAATTATTGCGGGCTTTGTCGCACCGATAAAGGTGATCAGCAATAAACCTGTCTTCGTTTCAGATACCCTTTCATTGAAAAGAGCAACATTTTCAAGAACAGCTCAACGATGGGAAATAGAAACTAATCTAGAACCTCTCGTTGAGACTGCTCATGATCTGTTTGTAAATTTAGTGACAAAGGGTTATTCTGAAACCATTACAATTTTAATGCCACAAAATTATGGCGTAATTTCAAAAAGAACATCCACAGCAACTCCGACGGCAACACAAGCTGTTGCAGGGTCTTCAAGTGTTGTTGTGACAAATAATAGTGGATTGATACCCAAAGGTACATTCATTAAGTTTGCTGAACACAGCAAAATCTATATGACAACAAATGATTTGTCAGGAAACGGAACTTTAGGAATATATCCAGCACTTAAAACGGCCACATCAGGTATATTCAAGCACCGTGATGATGTCTTAATGTCTTGCTTATATGATACAACAACAGTTATTGGAATGGCTTATACCGACGGTATTCTTATGGATATAGGCTCAGTAAAGCTTGTGGAGAAATTGGCATGATACAATTCAGCGCGAATATACAAGCTTGCTTAGACTCGGATAATATTGAAGCTTTTTACTTACTGAGAATAACATACAGTAACGGTACACCGATATACTCAAGCACTTCACATTTTTCAGATATTACTCTGTCAAATGGTTACACTTACACAGCAGATTCTTTGATTGAAGCTGTTGATCCTCCAAACTTATCATCGAGTGTAGATAAAGAGCAATACAAAATTGTACTGGCTGATCCATCACTTTCTGAAATGCCGATACTGGAATCTAATATAATAGGTAAACTTTTAGAAACAAGAGTTGGTTTTATCAATAAAGCCACAGGCTTTCCGTTCCTTAATACATCAGATACATTGGTAGTTTACAAAGGTAGAATTGAAAGTGCAAGTTACATTATTGATACAAAAGAAATCGGAGAATGTAAATTGCAGATTTCAGGTTCAAGTCCAATAGTTAATTTAGATCAAAAGAACGGAATATATTTAAGTAAAGATTCTATAAGAAGAAGAGACGGCACTGATACTTGTTGTGATCAAATTTATGAAGGGTCAGGTGCTTTAGTTTTAAAATGGGGGAAAGTCTAATGGGTTTCTGGACACAGCTTGTAATGCTGGTAATTAGTGTAGCTTCTACTGCTTATCAAATGGTACAAGCTTCAAAAAAGAAAGTTACAAATCCTACAACAAGCGATGTTGCTGCCCAAGCAAGATTGGGTTTTGAATTACCCACAGAAGGGAAAGCCGAGTTTTTACCCAAAGTATACGGTAAAGCTAAAGTAGGAGGCGTGAGAGTTTATCATAATACAACAAGCGCATTTAAGTATACATCGACAAATGCTGATCGTTCTTTTCAAACTGGACCTACGTCTATAGCTGGAGGGACATTTTCAAGAGTTAAAAAAGATGTCAATGGAAATCTTTACAATGAAGTCGAAAATTATGCAAGTATCGATTCAGGAGAATTATCCCAAGATATCGAAGGAACTAAAAATGAATTTTTATTCTTTCAACAAGCCTTATGTCAAGCACCTATAAATGGTGTAATTGATGTAATAATAGATGAATCTAGACATTTGGATGATCCTGCACTGGGTTCGTTCAAGGCTGAAGTATGGTCAAAAGTCAAAGCGGCAATGAGAATAGACATCCACAACACAGGGAATGTTTCAGACTCAATCATGTCAGCAAATTTCAGTGAAAGACTGGATGCCAAATTTAAAGATATTGCATATGCATCTGTTGTAATTCGTTTGGATCGTGATGATCCTCAGTTCAGTTCAGTACCTGCATTACAATTTTTAATGGAAGGCTCACTCGTAAGAAAAGTTATTGGCGGTGTACTTTCAACAACCTATGTATACTCAAACAACCCTGCTTGGTGTTTATTAGATTATCTTTTAGATACAAAATCAGGCAAAGGTGTAAACCCATTAACTGAAGTTGATTTGGCTTCTTTTGAAGATGTTGCTGCAGTTTGTGAAATGATAGTTCAGCAAGATGCGGTTGTTGGTGGAAAATTATACCAACCTACAGACGATTCAAGAAATATTTATACAAGAGATTTACCTCTATATGAATGCAACTTGATCACCGACCCTAAGAAATCTATAAGAGATAATATAGAATCTATATTGGAAACAATGGGCGATGCAAGACTTGTTTGGTCAGGTGGTAAATATAAGTTGAGTTTACAATATCCAGCAAACAATCAAGAGCTAAATGTTGCAGCCACAATAACCGATGATGTTCTTTCTTTAGATCAAAGTGTTGAAATAAATTGGCCAACTGCAAGTCAAAGATTTAATAACTGTACTTTAAGATTTCATAATGAATGTGAAGACTTCAAAGAAGATTCTGTATCATGGCCACCAAAGGTTACAACAACAATTTTTAAAGGTATTGGAGGTTTCAACTATTCTCCATCAATAGGTGAGTATGATGAAGATACCGCAGGAGGCAGACTTCTCAACAAGTATGGTGTATGGTCGGGTGGCGGTACAACAACAACCTTAGATTATAAGTTTTTGGTTTCAAAGATACAAAGTGGTGCTTGTACATTAACTATCTCTGCAGATAGTGCAATGACATTGACTATAAAAGATGATATTACAAATACTACAATTTATACCTTAAGTTCAACAGCTGCTAAATCAATAAATACCTTAGCCCTAAATCTGGGCAATGCAAGTATTGATAAAGTATACTCAATACATATCACAGCTTCAGGTGGTTCAAAAACAAGAGCTGTTTCTGCAAGTATAGCAAGTACAAATTATGTAATTTGGACAACTCGTACATTGGCTTACACTGCATTTGTAACAAATGTTTTAAACTCAGCAGTATACGATGAAATGCTCATTGAAGACAGTGGATTAGTTTTAGAACTTGATATGTTTTCTGAAGGAATCACTGATGCTTATCATGCTCTTGCCAAAGCTGAAGAGCTGGTCAGAACAAGTCGTTCAGCATTTGGATTGAAGTTTAGTTATGTGGTTAAGTCTGTTTATTTAGAACCTGGCGATTATATAAGCATAAACAGCGATACCTTACTTATAGGTTCCGGAGTTGATCCTTTATATTTCAGAGTTGAGTCTGTAAAGATAACTGAAGAAAATACTTGTGAAGTTTTTGCAAGTAGATTTGACTATACACAATTGGCTTGGAGTATTAAGGATGATCAATACCCAAAACCACCTCCTGTCTATGATTCTAGAATACCTGCTCCTGAATGGATTGAATATACTCCTCAAGCAAGTGGTCTTACAAATTCGTCTGGATATTTGAACTGGGCGTCAGTAAGTTTGGTCGATACTTATGTTTTATATGTACATACATCAAATGATTTGATTGATGAAAATGGAATACCGGTCTTTACTGAAATAGGGAGAACCCCAACAACTTCTTTTTCATTGCCTCTTTTAAATGCAACGAGTGCATATTTTGGTGTTAAAGCTTCTTTGAATGGTCGTTTATCTCAAATGACCTATACAGATACTTCATCACCCATTCTGCTTGATCAGTACACTTACTCATTTACAAATTTAAGTTTTACATATAACAGTCCATCGACCAATCAAATTTCTTGGAACAATTTCACCATAACTTTAAATGGTATTGTCACAAAAAATATCAGTGCCGGAAATGCAACATGGACTTCAGATCACTTATATATTTATTATAATCCAATTTCAAATCTTGTCTTATCAACAACACTAATAAATATTGCGAATTCAGGCAAACTTTTGGCCATATACGATGGTGGAAATAACTTAGTTGTTAAAGTTTCTAATCTTGATCCGCCAATAAATCTATATGTAAAAGATACAACAGCAGGAATTTATTCAAGTAAAGATTTAGAATTGACTTGGGATTATCCTTTAAGCAATGATAATAAAACAGATGTATTTAGTCATTACTTGATACAATTGCACACTACTTCAAATGTTTTAAAACATAGTGAAAAAGTGGAGTATTCGACAAATAGAAGTGGTTATTATAAACTGTTGTTCAGTAACAATATAAATTATTTTGGAACTGCAACTCGGTCTTTTATTGTTAAAGTTTATAGTGTGGACATTTCAGGTTCTTTGTCATCAGCTGTAACTTTGACAGTTAATAATCCTTTACCTGCCTTAACAGCTTGGACAGTATTGCCAAGTTTTAATTCTGTGAGTGTCAAAATAACAAACTCAGCTGAATTGGATATTGATGAGTATCGTATTTATAAATCTCCAACTCCGAATTTCACGAAAGATTCATCAACACTGGTCTATGCAGGAAAAGAAACTTATGTGAACATCAATGCATTGGGTGAAGTTTTATATTATTACTCGACTTCAATAACAGACACATTTGGTGATGCTGGTATATCTTTTTCTCAAGAGAAATCGGAAATGTCAGTCAAGACAGATCCTGATACATATACATATACAGGTTTAACCTTTCTTGCAAATCATAATGCAGCTCAATCTGTCTCAAACGGTGTTGATTCAGGATATGCTCTGAATAATGTATATTGGTCAGCCTTCACTGTGTCAAAGAATGGAGGTACAGCATCTTCATTACCTGCAGGAACTGCAGCTTG